ATTACTTCGTTACAAGTTTGTTTCCAACGCTTAAGACCGTCATCTTTGCCATAAACGTTTAGCAAAGTTTGCTCTTTATAAATTTGGCTCATTGCACGAATAGCTTGATACTGATACTGTGAAAGTGGAGGTAGTCCTAAATATTCTTCACTAACAACAAACTCTTCAAGTGCTACTGGTTTCTCTTCAAACTCATCGCCACCAAGAAGATCTATAATATCTTCAAACACTATAGGACCTCTGCTTGACCTGTAACTTTACTTAACTTTCCAAAAACTAACGGCTTACATCTTTCACAGGCAGATACTGTATCTCTAATAATTTCAACAAGGAGCTTTTGCTTATCTTCTGTTTCTACAACTTTTTCTGCAAGCTCGTTGTTATCTAACATACCTGCTTTTTGAAGCATATCCATTTGTTTAGCCTGAATGTCTGCAATAAGTTTTAGGGCTGCCGTCTTTTGTGAAAGCTGGGCACTTCTATCTGCTTCTTCAACAACTGCCCAAGCTTCTTTAATTAACATAGAGTAATGTTGATCAGCACCACTAAGTGCTTCTCTAGCTCTAATTTGAACCTGTCTATCACTATGAATTATTGTTTTCCATTCATTTAAATACTCTTGAACCTCAACCTTTTTCATGCCAGTGACCTTAGCAATAGCAGCAGGATTTGTATTACCTTTTAAAAACTCTTCTGCAACACGATTAATGTTTTCCATACGGTCAACAATTTCAACTTCAGACATGACTAATTCCTTTTCTTATATGTATATTATACAGCAAAACACAGGATTTAGCGGTATCCACCTGCAGTTGGAGCCCAAACTGATACATTTCCTATTGTCCAGCTTCTAGTCAAAACGTTACCACAACCTTCACATTGCTGATGATCTCTGTCATCAACGTTTACGTTTGGCTTTTCTATTGTTTTGTCACACTCTACGCAGGTATATTCATAAGTTGGCACTGTATTTCCCCTCAAGTCTGTTTATTTCATCATTAATATAAAAGATTGCTTTTTGTAAATCTTCAATATGCTTCTCGTCACTTTTTATTCCAGCCCTCCAAATATATTTAAAGGCATTGCCAAGGTTAAAATTCATGTGTCTTGTAACCTGAATCGCTTCAATACCACTTGGATGACTAGTATAGTGTGCTGGATGATTTACTTGATCAACTTCTATATGAAATTTTTCATCTTTATACTCGTGCATATTAATTTTCCATTCTTCTGTAAAGATCTTTTAGTCCTTTTAATGTTCCGATATCCATATACTCACCATCATTTTCAACAGCCTGTATGTTAAATCTTGAAGTTACCCATTCCTGAATTTGCTCTCCTGGGTGATTCTTATTTGGGTCTATATATCTTATCATGTTCTTACGAAAAAGTAAAGTTCCCCAAAGATACTCGTAGTCACAATTATCTGACTTATCTTTTGAGGCTACTACTTTTCCATCCAATACTGAAACTTGACCAACTCTTCCTTTAAGATCTTCTGGGCATTTCCATGTTCCTAAAACAAGGTCTGCATTGTTCTGATTTTTCATTAATTCAGAGTATATGTTCTTTGTTGAGTTTAATATATATGTATCTGGCATACCAACAAGAACTGTGTCGTTATATTCTCCAATCATAAAACTTACAGCATCTGACATTGTTGATGGTTCTCTTACAATAAGCTTAATATTCATATCCATGTTTTGAATTATTGGAACCCATTCTGGTCTGGTAGAAACACGAACTTCATCGCACACCTCTAGCATCTGATTAACGTGCCACTGCAATAAGCATCTGTCATCTGAGATTGGTAAAGCAAATTTTGGAATTCCTCCAATTCGTGATGCCTTGCCTGATGCTGGAAGAACTCCTATAGTGTTCATCCTTCTTTCCAATCTTTAGGATCAAAACCATCCTTGTATGATTGATTTACAATTGGATCTGCTTTCCAAGCAATGTATCCTTCTTTTCTATCAACGTCTCCCCAATATAAATGTCGCACATGCCTGTCAAGTAGGCATCTTGCATCTTCACCAGCAAAAGTAAAAAACTTATGTTCTTTTGCTTTTTCAGTTTCATTGTACTCAAGAGCCTTTATTCTTAAGTCTCCTTCGTGTGGAGGAAGCTCTAATGAATTCATTAGGCTATCTGTAAACATTGCAACATCTGTATAGTGGTGAACCATATTTGGAATCGTCCAATCGTTAAGCTTCATTCTTTCAACGCATAAGTCAATTGCATTTTTAAGAAAGGGATGCCCAGACCTTGCAGCAATTACCTGTGTCGCATACCAAGGAGTGTCTCCCTCAATATCAACCACCATTTCGTAATCATTAGGAAGCCAGTTTCTAATCTTTGTTACACATTCTGTATCTAAGTCAGCGTAAATTCCACCATAACGATATAGAATTAAAAATCTCCAAATACCTGCCTTCATCACACCCATTGGCATTCTCATATAAGCTTCGTATATATCGCCACCATATTCATCTCTAACAAAGTCTTCTCTTTGCTGACCACTCATATAGTTGTGTTTCCACTCTCTATTTTTTGTTTTCCAGCTTTTTATACAAAACGCAGCATAGTCTGGTAAGTCGTGTATGTCTGTCTCATAAGTTTGCCAGATATTTCTTTCAATCATTTGGACCACTTTCTTTGATTACGAATTAGGTCAAATTCTACCAAATATCTATAAATAGTTTGGTGGCTGGTATTACATTCTTTTGCAATCTCTTCAATTGTCTTTCGATCAATTATATATCTTTTGGTAAGCCAGGACTGGGACTGGTATAACTTGCTCATATTCTCTCCGTAAGCTTCTTATATGCATAGTAGGATATTCCACATGCATCACCAACATCATTGTCTGATATTGATGTGTTAAATTTATCATTGAAGAAATCCATCGTTCTTTGCTTTCTGATTTCTCTAATCTTGTTCTTATACCAAGCAGCAGACTTTTCAGGAAAATCTTTTTCTACCTGCAACTTCTCTGCTTTAGTAAAGTTTTTATTACCAATAAAAGACTGCCAAGATATTGGTGCTACCGTTACTACCTGCGTTTCTGGTTTCAGAATTACAGACAGTATTGCACCAACGATCATAGCAATTTTAAGTCCTGCATCTGCAGACCTAACCATAATAGCAGATTCAACTGCCACATAATCAGCTTTGCAGACATTTGCAATTACTTTAGCCTTTGTATTGGCATCCTTAATTTTATCATATATGGTGGCTCCAACTATAGGAAGCTTGCCCATCTTAATGGGAACACCGTCTTCAAACAAGCAAAAAGCCACAGATGCTGTTGAGGCATCAATGCCTAAAACTCTATCTGCTTTTTGTTTTTGCAGTTTTAATTGCTGCATTTTTAACCACTTCCAAAGCGTCTACTGTTTTATTTTTTTTATTATTTTGATAGCATAATGTACAAATTAAGTCTGGACTGTATCTGCTCAGCCTTGATCCACAAGAACATAGCCTGGTGCTACCAGAAAGCCTTTCTTTTTTTGCATAATATTTTTCCATAATACGCTTATTTGTAGCAATTCTGCAACATTGTTGAGAGCAGTATTTTTGATTATGAGTCTTAAACTCAAAGTCTTCTTTGCATTCTACACAAGGCTTTATCATTGACTTCTAACCTGCAATGGATCAATCTTGGTTCTGCCGTCTGGCATTTCCCAACAAGCATTTTTAATTGGACAATAGTTGCACTTGCTGTCCGTTTGTTTAAATGGTCTCTTAATGTTTTTCTTTTCTTGCCAAGCAGCATAAACTTCTTTCATCCAATCAAAAATGTAGTCTACATACTTTTCATTTTCTTCGGACATTACTATTGGTATTACAGCAACTTCGTGGCTATTTTTGTTTTCATACAAAAAGAATCCTTCGCTAAGACCCATGGCTTTCATATAAATAAGTAACTGTACTATGTGGCTATCTGCACCTGTTGAGGTATCTTTTCTAAGATCAAATCCTTCTGACTTTACAGTTTTAATTTCTCCAACAATTTCTTCGCCATCAATTTCAATAATTGCATCTGCAAACCCACGAATAGGAGGGTCAGATACTTTTACTTCACGCTCTAGCTCAACTAGTTTTCCGTACTCCATCTTACCCATAGCAGACTGAATTCTGTCATGTGCCTGTGTACCTGCATTCATTGCAGCCATTCCTTGAGCATTAAAATTATTTTTAAAATCTACACCACTAAAGGCAAGGTTCCAATATCTTGGACAAGTTCCATAACCATATCCTACTGTAGAAGGAGAAAATGTTTTTTTAGTTGTAAACTGAACTCCATTTTTATTTTGAAGATATGCCTTACCAAGTGCAAGTCTATATTTTTTTGCATCAAGTTTTGTATCTCTTGGTTTTGTTGTTAGTGTCTTAATTAAATTTTTTGCCATTACCTGCCCATTAACCTAAATTATATTTTGCTACGTATTTTAGTGCGTCTACCATTTTATCTATACTATCTTTCATTGTATAGTATACATTCTTTTTTGTATTATTTACGCTACCAGATGGTCCTTTAGCAATTGTTGTATAGTATGTGGCAAGTACGGCAAATTTAGCACTCATAGCCTGGAGTTTTCCAATAAGGGCAACTGCTTGCACAGAGGGAATGTCTGGCTTTA